GCCCCTAACCGTTTCACTTTCCATCGTAGGTTCTGGGGCAATCGTTTCACTTGCCATAGTGGGCGGCGGAGCAATTGTTTCGCTTGCTATAGTAGGTGGTGCTTCTATTTCTTCAGTAGCAATTTCCCTAACTATCTTTTTTAAATCAGCAGGTTTAAGGTCTTCAATAGCTGCCAGTGCTTCAACGTCTACATCTTCTTCTCCTGACGCAAGCTCGTTTTTCAGTTCCTCTAAATCAACTACTTCTTCTTTGCCCTCTGAAAGAGGTTCTGATGGGCGCTCCATTGCCTGTTTTACTTGATCTTCAAGGCCACCTTTTGTGCTAGAATCCTTAGACTTGGCTGGAATGACTTTAACATTTTTAGTGTTATACAAGCTGTAATATTTACCACTATTAGGATCAATCCATTGCTCACTTCTTTGCATTCCTTTAATGGTTGCGCTTTTTTCTCCACTTCGCTCTAACATCTGGCGACTTGCATCCATGCGCGCTCTTTCCTGCCCCATTGCACCACCGCCACTACTAACAATAAATCCTTCGGGGGGATTGTCTATCCAGTCTGGCTTACTTCCGCCAGCGGGGCGACCTCCGGTCACTCGTTCAACTGCGCCCCCAACGCCCCCTGCAACACCTTTTAAAAAGCTTCCAATTGCCATTATACTGTCTCTGAGTTAGCGCCCTCTTGAGAAGGCGAAGTTGCTGGTTCATTAAACGCTCTAGGAAGAGCAGCTTGGCCACCTTGACCAGCCTCTTCAACTCTTGCTGGCTCACCATCTACACTTGGCGCAGCCCTGCCTCCAGCTTGTGATAGTAGCTCACCAAGGTCTTCTCCCCCCGCTCCCGCCATGTCAGCACCAGTGGTGCCTTCTCTATTTGAGGGGGTCAAGAGTTCTTCAAGAGGGTTGCTTCCAGATGCGGCACTCATTCCGGGAACTATCTCTTCTGGATTCTGTATGTTGTATCCGCGAGTCAACAGCTTTCCAGCCAATGCCGCTAAGTTGGGAGGCTTTTGATACACTTGCTGCCATATCCCCGTGAGACCAGAAAATAGATTAAGTAGGTCCATCCAGTTTTTGCGCTCAAGGGCAATAGCATTTGCTTGACTTGCTACATCCATAGAGAATCGATACTCACCGCGAGCAGTTCCCTCGTCTACGTTCATCCACAACTCTGCCTGTGGATCTATTAATACTGCCCTCTCCGGTCTAAAGTAAACTGTCATCTGCCAAAACTTGCGAGCAGTATTAACTTGAAGCTGACTTAATAAATTGCCTCTACGTTGCTCGCGAGCAGTTGTTCTTCGTTCCGAAATCGAAGACTCAGTGGCGGTTTGTTCACCCGGTAAGCTCACAGGCTGAGGAGTGCCAGCCGCTTGATCAAACAACTGCCGTATGACATTTAACATCTGCCCTTTGTCATCTGATATTTGGCCAAATTGAAGTGGCTGAACTGCATTTGGTTTTCCGGACAAACCCGGAGCGGGAATCGCAGTCATATCTGGGGCAGCTAATAGTTCCTCAATTATATCGTCTGTGACCACCTCCCTGTCGTACATTAAGACATTCTTCTGCTTTCGGATCACAGAAAGATATGAGTCGAGGATTTCGTGGGCCAAGGCTTGTATGTTGTCTGCACCAGCAAGCAATAGTGCTGGCTTAGAGTACCATGTTTCTGAGGTGTAGTTAATCGAAAGAACTTCAGCGGGATAATCATCTAACGTAGGTATTGGCCACTCTTCGTCGTGCTGTAATATCTTGTCATGCCCATCAGCTATTGTGATAAGCATATTTGCACGATTCTTAGAAGTAACAGGGAAATTCCTAGCCCATATCTCCCACCCAACTACTAGGCCAAAATCATCATCTGCTATGGCTGAATTTTGATCATGCTCTGGAGCTTCTTCCATCCTACCCGTAGGCTCCAAGTCTTCCGTGTTGTCGTATATAGGATTAGACTGAAAATCTTCTACGGGCCTACGGAATCGAAAAGCAATCCATCTTGCATCCCTTATGCCATCCTGAGCTAATGGATCTACCAAGAAGTCCTTGGGTCTCCAGCGTACTCCAAAGGGCGCTTCCCAGTCAATGGCGGTATTCCGGTCAGGATCATCTCCCTGCTCCAGCATCCCCTTGCGAATCTTAATGTTTAATTGGATTGACTCTTCTGATGTTTCGGGGAGGTTTTGAGTATTGACTGGATCTTGAAGCCAATTTACATGATGGTCTATAAAAAGCTGATGATCCTGCTCTCTAGCGACTCTAGTGTCTACGCCCGTGGATAAGATTAATATCTCTTCTTCGGGTGTATCTAATTGAAATTCCGCATTTTCTACTGAGTCATGTATCCGCTGATCGTAGTCTACCGTCCACCCTAACTTCTTTACGCCGTAGGGACCAAGAAAAGCATCAAGCAATATCCGCTCATCTTGCCTTAACTGCTCCGTTTCCCGATACCAGTAATCAACTATGTGCTTTACGGTCTGACTGCCCGCCGTAGACTCGCGAGTTCTGGGTGTGACCAAGAAAGCGGGGTTGCGCTCAAGAAGATTCGCTACGGACTGGTCAACCCATCCAAAAATCAAGTTGGCCTTGACTCTAGAGATATGATTTTCCCTTTCGTCCTCCTGCTCTTCTCTTTTTTCCCGCTCAGTGGTCGCCTCATTGATATATTGCTTATGAAGTATATCAGAGGCTTGCCACAGTGGGTCCATTAGCTCTTCGGCGTACTGGATTTGCCTTCTCCAGTACTCAATCCTAGACTCCTCGCCCTTAGGGTAGGATGCCATAAAGAAACCGCCTAATGTGTATAATCATATTGTGATCGTAAGTCCTTGTCTCGCAGTATAATGCAAGTTAGTGGAATATACCTCTATAATAAAAGTATGTCAAGTGGGCTATGGCATGACTATGCCACCACCAGACCTTCGTCCTTTTTTCTGTCGAATGTGATTTTTCCAAGCATCACCCCAAGTGGTTGGCACCAAATCCTCAGATGGGCCAAACTCAACCTCCGGAGCCGCAGACAGAGTGTCCATCATTCTCCCGATTAGAGAAAGTGCATCTACCATATCGTCGTGAGTTCCAGCAGGAAAACGAAGCATCTCATGCATCATATCGCCAATCCAAGATTGGTGCCTTGGCCAAAAAACCTTACCCATTGCCATTCTTGCTTGAATAGACCGTGCCCTGCTTGCCTTGTCCCTCGTACTACTATATGGCTCCCTAGCGCAATATGCCTGTCTTTCTGTCATTCTTCGCTGTAGAAAAGGCCCAACAGATTTTATAATTTGCCCGGACTCTTCTCCCCATCGAAGTGGCTTCCATTCTAACACAAGATCGCAAAAAGAGTCAACCCACTCTTCCGGAGTTGTCTGTGCTCTCCATAGGTCTAGTATGTATATGTTGTGTGACTCATCTACTCCAACCACAATATGTACCGTATAATCGCCACCTTGAGAGGTGACAGCATAATCGGACGCCCCATAAATGTGCAAGTTCTTAGAGCCTGAATCCCATTGCTCTAAGAGGCGGCCTCTGTCATACATAAAATCTTCTATCCACTGCCTCTTAAAGTAAGATCCATCATCCTCAACAGGTGTTTGTTGGTAAAGTGCGCTCCATTCTCGTGGTCCTATCGTACGACGAACTTGCTCTAACATCTGGGTTGGAAACCAGTTGGGCCATAGGGGTTCGCCTTCTTTGCGCCCCAAGGCATCTTGCCCATACGCTAACGCTGGAAAATTTACAAGCTCCCACTTCTCGCCCTCAGACTCAGACTCGGACAGCAGTCTACCCGCCAAGTCATCGTCATGCCATCTGGTTTGAATTATGATAAACGCGCAATCTGGGGCTTGTCGAGTATAAACCACTGACCTGTACCAATCCCAGATACGATCTCTCTGTAGCTTAGAGTCTGCCTCTTCCCTTGACTTGATCGGATCGTCAATGATAATAAGGTGACCACCTCTACCAGTGAGACCTCCACCTACGCCAGCCGCTCGAAACCCTCCACCAGTCGTGAGAGACCATCGATCAGCGGCACGATCCGTGGACTTTATTGCTATGTCCGGGAAGACATTGGCATACTCTTCTGCGTTGACAATCTCCCTCACATTTCTGCCAAACTCAGAGGCAAAGTCAGAGTTGTAGGTCGCGCAGATTATCTCTCTATTGGGATGCTTCCCCAAGTAGTAAGCGGGGAGCCTACGGGAAGCCATTTCAGATTTGCCATGACGAGGGGGCATCGTGACGATAAGCCTTTTGATATCGCCATTGATGACCCCCTCTAGTTTTTCTGACAAATAGTGATGATGTAGCGAAGGATTGAAGTCTACCTTTGTATACTGAATAAACTTCATGAGATCAGTGCTAGCTTTTTTGCGAGACTGATACTCTTTGAACAGGTCGTCGTCAGATAGCTGATCTAGTGTTTTAGGAACCTGTTCTTTTGATTTGCCCATTAAAAGGGAAGTTCATCTTCATTCGCTGGAGAATCGGGCACTGGCCTTGGCTCACTACTGCCACCACTTTCTCTCTTAGCGCCACCAAGAAACGTCAGATCCCGTACGACTACTTCTGTTGAATATTTCTTATCCCCCTCATCGCCCCAGCTTTTGGTTTGAAGAGATCCTTCGACGTAGATCTTATCACCCTTCTTGCCGTAGTTGGCGAGTATTTCACCAGCCTTACGCCAAGCTACGATTCGATGCCACTCAGTCCGCTCTTGAACTTCTCCCTCCTTGTTCTTCCACGTTTCCGAAGTTGCGATACTGGCGGTAGTTAAAGGCGTGTCACCAGCAGACTTAGACTCTGGGTCAGATCCTAAGTTCCCGACAATGATGACCTTGTTCACACTTCCTTTTGAAGCCATGGTGCATTCTCCCGGTTAGAGTTTGTGTATATAATATACGGATAATTGCTTAATTCGTAAAGCAATCTTACGTTTAGAATATCTTGCGCGATACGAGACAAGCAGACTAATAGTATTGACAGCTAGTATGACGAGGCGAAACAATGACAAATATACGTGACACATACGACTATGTTAATCCAGAAAAAAAAGAAGCTATAGAAGTAATTGATAGCTTAATAAATGATGTTGCTCCCCTATTGACAATTGATAGATGGGAACAAATACTATGCGCCCTATCAATCGCATTGCCGGAAAGCTCTCTCGTGTTTGATGAAAGTAAAAGTGATGAAGGTATTGATGAAGGTATTGATGAAGGTATTGATGAAGGGGGATGGCTAGCGGATAATGAAGACTTCGAAGATTAGTCCTCCTCCACGAAGTCCGCTTCCACAGCGTCCTGCTTAAGACGGTCTCTCACCATACTCTCAAGCTTGTCTGTCGGTATCTCTCTGACAGAATGTACGTGATCAACCTCGCCCCCCACTTCAATTAACTGCTTATCACCCCACTTGTTCCTGCGAAGTCTGCTCAAAGTCCACTGCCGGGCATGAGTATCTTCCATCGATACCTCAAGTTGCTTTTGCTCCAAGTCATCAAGCTTAGAGTTCAGCGCCTCTTCCCAGCACTCCGCAAATAAGGCATCCACCTTCTTCTGATGATAGGCGACACCGCGAGATACCTTAGCAATGCGACAGGCTTTGGAGATATTCCCCGGAGTTACCTCTAGCGCCTTGAGAAAAGCCAGCTTTTGCCCCAGAGCCATGCGACTCCCCCTAACTGGCTTTGCCTTCTCTACTAATTTAAGGATAGCGTTCATACACAAAGTAAGATACAGTGGTTTTGATCTCAATGCAAGAGACTGGAAATTAAAATACTGAAGAATAGGGGTATATACCACGTGGTTAGCCTTACTGGAGCAATAATGTCGCGTGTACCATAGATAATGTACATAAGGAGCAAAATGGTACACTCAGTAGGGAGGTGTTTATTATTAGGCCCCGCGCCACCGGGGGCGACCTGCCCAGTAGCCGCGCCTGTCAAGGGAAACCTTTTCCTATTTGCAAGTTGTTGTGCCGCAGCGAGTTACAAAGTCAAGAGAAATCTTTTCCCAGTGCTGCAAATATTGCATGGGCAGAATGTTCCCATCGTAAAGCGTTGTGCCGCAATGACTTAGCCTCTGAAAGTGCCAAGGTGACCTTTGTCAAGGGAAAATGTTGCCGTTTTAAGGGTATCGACGCCGTAAATGACTGTCTCGCAACGGTTTAGCGCCATTACTTAACGATATTATCGGCCATTATTAGGTCGCATCTATAAGGTATTGTCCTGCAACACTTTAACGGTTAAGGCCTATTCTCACACCTTTTTTGCCCTTATTAAACCCCTTTAAACCCTAGCCAAGTTCAGTAGATATAATCATATAGATCTATCAACACAATTGCCCTATATATTCCCTTGTTTGTTGCTATTTTACCTGTCTAAATATCGGCCACAATACAGACTATTTATACACTTTTCCGGACTCCGGAGTCCATGCTTAATCAGTTTAATTTTATTTAATTAACCTGCTAGGTCGCCGCCATTTTTCCCTCTTTTTAATGTTTTTTGAACTTTTTTTTACTTTTATCGAAAAAAGTCTCTAACTACCTTGTTTGTCAATACCTTACAACAACTGTTTAAATATGGCCTATTCTCAAAATCCCCTTATACACCTTATAAGCAAGTTCAGTTTCTCCGGACTCCGGAAAATAAACCTTGACATTTAAAATTGACGGTATTAGAATTTCTGGACGTTCAATATCATTCATTCACTTTTCAATAGGGAGTTACATCATGACTGATCAAATCAAACTGGCCGCCGATTATATCCTATCTCTGACCGTCAAGCGGGGCACGTCCCTTGCCGCTTCCCAAAAAAGGGAAGTGTACGAGGTCGGCAAGGCATTTATCGCGGCCCTAGTCAAGGTGGATGCCAATGGGGGCGATCTAAAGGCGATAAAGAGAAGTGAGATTGCTACCGCCTATATGGAAAGCCGGGTAGGTGCGGGACTTGAACCGGAAAGTTTTAGCTATTGGTTGAAATCGGCTCAAGTTTTCGAGGCAATGCCTAGTGCCGCCTTTTACAACAACCTATCCCAATATTTTGGGATATCGGCTATTTTTGAACTTGCCCCGCTGGCTAAGCCTAAAAATTTCAACAATCACATTGCCAATATTGTAGCTCATTTGATCGATCAAAAATTATTCAAATCCACGGAGGTCCGGGCTTATGTTCAAACTTGCCGCAAAGTACAGAATAAAAAGACCGATACAAAAAAGCCCATTAAAACCGACAAGGGTGTGGCAATGGCAAGGCAAATTGCGAAAGAAATTCTAAAGGAGTTGTCTAGCGCCGATCCCGGAACCAAAACAATATCGTTGAAAGACGCTATTGACGGCAAGGGAACTAAAGCCCAACTACAAGCTAAACTTGCGGATTTCAACACTATTCTTTCCGCTATGGCTAGCGCCAAATAAATAACTTTTCCGGAGTCCGGAGAATTTTCCGGACTCCGGAAAGTGTTTTCTAATTGTGTCGGGTAGAGCTTCACTACCCTTGAGAATGGCCATATGGCCGAAACACAATTTAAATAGAGGGGGCAAGAAATGGATTTTTCCGGGCGTATCGTGAATGAAGTAAAACAAGCAAAATCAGAAATGTCTAATAAACTCCGGGCTGATACGCAATGCATCCGTACAAATTGGGATTGCATTAAAGATCTAGATCCCGAAACACTAGACAAGCAAACTCTGATAAATTGTTTTCACTTATTGGGCCAGTCAATGGCTGCAATTGAAAGGCAAGGAAAATAAAATGGCAAAGCATAGCGGAGAAAATAGGTTTTACAAGTACGCCAATCCTATACGTTGCTCCTTAAAGGCGGGTAGTAGGGAAGAATTAACCCGGCAACGTGCTGAATTTAATCAATCCCGGTGGCCTATGCGGGTTCAATGGACTAAGCCCCTTCAACTCCGGGACCAAATAGACGGGACCGGGAGTTGGCATCAAATCGCAAGGGGGGAATATGTTTTGCCCTGTGGGCAAGCGTACGAAGACGCGCAAGCGGAGGCGCTAGCGTGTGATTACTACATAGAGCTGGGCGGGGAAAAAGACATACTCTTTGAACTGTGGGAACTAGACCCGGAGTACGTTGTAGGTTTTCCGGAGTCCGGAGAATGAGCCTGTGGATAGAAGCGGGTGCGGAGGCGCTGCTATTAATCGGACCGTATGCTGTGCTGGTTATCTATGCGGTTATGCGTAAAAGGCGCGTCCGGAGAAAATACAGCAAGAAATTTTAGTATTGACAAGCGGCAAGCTCTTTGCTATCTTGTCAATACCACACACAAACACTTGGACATCTGGAATTCTCCGGAGTCCGGAAAAGGGAGAGTAACTCATGGCACTATTAACTGCTGCTGCAAACAACGCCAAGACTGCGAAGGACGGCAAGAATATCTTAGGTGCAATTCAGCACCTCCCCCCGTATACCAAATCGGGCGCGAACTTTTGCGCGTTTGCTCACAAGGCAAACGACAAAGAGGCGCGGGAATTCCTAGAAGGTGGCGGCAATATCGCTGTGGTCTTTGCTATAAAGAAAGGCGATCCGCTTCCCGCTACCTTTTGGGGCTTCCCGGTCCACGATGCGGATAAGAGCGATTGGAGATTCCAAGACGCGCCCGGTGGTACGGTGCAAGGTGTCCGGAGCAAGGGCAAGGCAAAGAAAACCGATAGCACTAAGCCCTGTTGGATGTATTGCCTTGACGAATCCGGGCGGGGTGTATTCGACAACGTGCAAGAAGCAAGGCAACGCCGCGCCGCGCTATTCTTAAATGATCGACCAGCCTATAAGGCTATGCTGGTCAAAGAGGTACGCGCCTTGGAACGCAAGGCAAAGCGAGAGGACAAGATCCCGGCGGTGCGGCTCAACGGTACCTCAGATCTCCGGTGGGAGCGCATCTTTCCGGAGTTGTTTGAGATGTTTCCCGATGTCCAATTCTACGACTACACTAAAGTTCCGGGACGGGTCGTCCCATCCAACTACCACATCACGTTTAGCTTACAATTTATTCGCTCAGGGGAGGCAAGCTAGTATGGACTGCAATAATCAGAGACAACTCGCTCCGGACTCCGGAATCCGGAGAAACTGCAACGCTTGCGAGAAACTTGAGGTCGAAGAATGTGAGTTTGCAGACAACGATGGCGGCGATGGGGTGCTATGCGATGACTGCTACGATGACTGCATCCCGGATCGCGACCACTGGCTAATGATAAACTCGTAGCGTAGTCTCGCAGAGGACGGCCCATCGGGCCGTAATGCCCCGCATAGTTCCAAGGCTATGCGACTACACCACACAGAAAGGTAAGTTATGGAAATTCTCAGCGAGCGTAAGCGAGTAGAGGTGGTCGAGTACCATCTTATGTGGCAGGGGCCGGGAGGTCGCGGCTTTAGCTTTGACTGCGACAAGCACGGCGTGGTCGATGAATCGATCATGGCACCAGCGGGGATTGAGAACCTCCGCAAGTGCAGAGCGGGAGAGATGGAAGGATACGCACCGCAAGGGGTTGAGGTTTGTCGGCGCTCATACGCTGAGGCTGCAATAGGGAAGTGTGATTGCGGTAGGCGGGTAGCCCTCTCGCAGTTCACAAATACCTGCGATTGCGGGAGAGAGTACTCAATGGATGGGGGCATGCTGGCCCCTCGTGACCAATGGGGGTGGGAAACCGGGGAACATCCAGCGGACGTAGGAAACATATCGCTTGACATATAGCCGGGACATTACTATCTTTGTCAATACCACAACAAAAACAAACGGAGGTGTAAGGATGGACTTGACGATTGAGCCAGTTCCGCCGCGCAACGGGACGCGCACTGATCCAGTCTATAAAGTAATAGAGCATGGCGTCTACACCCTAAAAGATGGACCGATTCTTGAGGGATTGCCCAAGCGGACCTACCTTGACTGCTACGAAACAATTAGCGAGGCAATTGCCGCCCACCCTACCGCTGTGGTCATGTTCGACAGCACACACTAAGCACTGAGGGGTGCCAATGATTTCTCCGGAGTCCGGAAAATATATCTGTCCACGTTGCAAGAAGGAGACCGACAACGTAGGAGATAGGAAGCGCGGAGATAGGAAGTCCGCGAATGTAATGGGCCACAGCTATTGCCGCCCATGCCAGAAAGAGTACAGCGCAGAGCACTACCAGAGGAACAGAAAGAAGGTACGCGCCCAACAAAAGAAAAGGACTAAGGATTTAATCGCCTTTCTTTCTGAGTGGAAAACGAAGAGAGGGTGCAGCCGATGCGGATACAACGAGCATCCAGTTGCACTAGACTTTCACCACAAAGACCCCGACAAGAAGGAGTTTGGATTGAGTGCGGTTTCTAGGAAGCGCATTGGCCTAGATAGGATAAAGAAAGAGGCGAAGAAGTGCATAATTCTATGCGCTAATTGCCACCGTATACACCATCTAAAGGAGGAATCACCATGAGGTACCACAGAGTTCCGCAATGGAAGGTCAACACCAAGGTGGTCAATGTTGACAACGCACTACGTGAACTAACCAAGGCAATCGCAGAGCTTCACGACCTAGACTCCACTGATAAGAATGGAGACTACGGGATTGGTACAACGGATCAAAGGCCAAGGGGATTACAGTTGCTGATATCGATCACCGATGACATCCTCAGCGGGGGAAGGGCTTACAGTGGTCGAAGAATCACAGACTACATAGACAGCATCCCCTTCGATGAACTCAAGAAGGAGTCCTTTAGAAAATTTCACTCAGAAATAGAGACATCTGTTGACGATGTCGGCATGCGGTCCACCCTCAAAAGTGTGGTGCTCTTACTGGAGAGGGAGCAGCGAGAACTCCAAGCAAGGAAGGAGGATAAGACATACTGCGATGTGTGCCGCAAGTCGGTAAAGAATCTCAAGTCACACAGCAAGAGCCAGTCCCATAAGGGGAGGGTGCGGATAAAGGAATTGAAGGCTAGCGGATTTGTCCCAATCAATTCTTTGGACTGCAACGGGAGTTGGAACTCCTTCATCACAGAGATAAAGCGCCCGGACATCCCTAACATTAATAGGTTCACCTCCGGGAGGTGGGTACTTAGCACCAAGGCATACGGTTTCTCCTCAAAGGAAGATCTTGATGCCGCCAACAGGGAAGAGGAAAGGAAACTAAAGACCGCATATGATGATGTCTTTGCGGTGCAGCCATACGAGTACAACAAGAATGGTAGCGCCAATCGCTACCGGGGTACGCTATGGGTGAAGGATTACATAGCGAACTATGGCGAACAGCTATACGATGCTGTTGGGGTGGGCATCAAGCAGGGTAGAACAGATCAGTTGATACGACAAGGAGGTCTAACTGAGGAGGTTGCAAAAGAAAGGTACGAAAAGCGCAAATCTTGGAGGGCTTCGATGGATAAGATTCTTTTCGATCCATCCAAGGTAAAGATCTGGGCTACAATGCAAGCCCTTAAGGGTTGACACCACCTAAAAGATTACATATATTATTGACAGAGCAGGACATTCCATCAACTACTCTCCGGACTCCGGAGAAAGAACAGGAGAAACACCATGACGTTTCAAGCCACAGCAGTCGCAATCCAGACGGGCAATCCCATCCACATCCAAGGTGATCCCGGAGTAGGCAAGTCGGCACTCATAAACCTACTCGCCAAGGAATGCGAGAAGCACCTTGAGACACGCATCGCATCGCTCTGCGATCCAACTGACTTTGCAGGGTTGCCGATGAACGATGGCAATGGCGGGGTTGTGTATGCGGCACCACGTTGGGCTATGAATCTCACCGCTCACGGTGGGGGCTTGCTGTTCCTTGATGAGATCGGAGGGGCACCTCCCACGGTGCAGATGGGGCTAATGAGGGTGTGCCTCGACAAGATAGTCGGAGACCATGAGCTTCCCAAGGATGACACTTGGGTGGTCGCATGCTCCAACCCAACTGACCAGACTCCGGGCGGCTTTGACTTCGCCCCTCCGCTGGCCAACAGATTCTGCCACCTACCTTGGGAGTTCAGCCCAGAGACATGGATCACTGGCATGACCTCTGACTTCCCGATCCCCTCGTTCCCGGTGCTACCCGATGACTGGAAGAGTCACATCCCAGAGAGCAGGGCAATGGTTGCCTCATTCGCCAAGGCTCGACCAGAGATGATATCCTCCCTACCCAAGGAGGAGTCGCTACAGGCTGGAGCTTGGCCGTCTCCACGGTCTTGGACCGTTGCCGCTGAGATGCTGGCAGCAGTCAAGTCCATCGATGGAAAGGATGACATACTCACTGAGCTTATAGCTGGATGTGTGGGCAATGGTGCTGGCCTTGAGTTCGTTAACTTCCTCAACGAGCTAGACCTCCCCGATCCAAAGGAAGTTCTGGCGGCTGGCAAGAAGTACAAGCTGCCCAAGGCTGGCGATAAGCAGTTCGCCATACTCAACAGTGCAACTTCATATGCCATACGCAGCATCGAAGGATCTGACGAAGCCGAAGATGCTATCGAAACATGGAACCAGATATGGGCAGTGCTTGAGGGTGCCGCAGATCAAGGTGCCGTAGACGTTGCGGCTGGCGTGTGCCCGAATCTAGTCAAGTGCTATGAGAATGGAATGGAGCAGGGCATCGATCTTCCACTGGTCGAAAGCGCCATCGAAGCGTTCATCCCGATGCTCTCCAAGTCTGGCATCCTCAAATCCAACTAAAGGTATTGACATTATGAAAGATAAACGGGAACATCTCGCCAACGGTATGACTTGGAAGGACTACAACTATGGGTGGAAGGATGACTTCAACCCGGAGCACTTGGAAAGTATAGAGTGGTGGCTTTCTTCAAGGTGGGACGTTATTTGCGACCACTGTAGGAATCTCCGGATAGCTAGGACTTGGATACCGGAAGAGGTTCAAGCTTTCGAGAGACTGCGAAAGAACGATTGGCCTAGTGGGTTGGAGGGTGGAGTAGACACAGACAAGGGAACTATAATGATAGGATTTAGCTATGGAGACTAACTCCGGAGTCCGGAAATATTGCAGGGGCAATCAAAGGGTGAAGAGAATCATGCTGACAGAGATGCTCATCAAGACCCGCAAGGGACACCCTCGCCAGCAGGGGAGGTACTTCCTAGACAAGAGCAAGTACACCAGAAAGATTAAGCATAGAAAGGATTGGCGCGATGATACATGAGGAAGTACAGGCCGCGAGGCTAGCCGCTTGCCACAAGTTTCCATACCTAAGCACTGGCATATGGGCCATGAATGTCATCCCATCCAGTGAGTGTATGTCGGGTGGCACCCCAACGATGGGAGTAGATAAGTACTGGAGATGCTACTACCATCCTGAGATAGTAGAGAAGTGGACGGTTCCTGTTATCACTGCTGTTATATACCATGAGGTGATGCACCTCATACGGAGGCATCACCGCAGGGCTGAGATTATGATGGCGATACCAGAGATTGCCAACATTGCAATGGACGCAGAGGTCAACGACAATGTGAGGGATGACTGCCAGTTCTATGGCAAGGATGAGATAGAGGCACACCTTCCACCCTCATCGATCTACGCTGAGAGCATAGGCATGGAAGACTACCTGCTCTGGGAAGAGTACTATGCAGAGCTTATAAAGCAGAAAGGAGATGACTGGAACTCGCCCCTTGACCCACAGTTTGGAGGCAGTTGCGCGGATGGGGTCCAGCGAGAGTGGGAGCACGGCAAGCCCGGAGACCCGCTTGATGGTCCACCCTTAGATCCAGATGAGTCTGCCACATCCTCTGAGGATGCTGGAGTTAATCCCTCCGGTGTTGACAATGGGAGGGCAGAGTTGATAGAGCGAGACATCGCCAATCAAACTCAAATAGCTGCAAGCTCCAAGCATAGAGGCAGGGGCTTTGTCCCAGACCACCTCAAGGTCTGGTCCAAGGAACTCCTGTCTCCCAAGGTCTGCTGGAAGAAAGAACTAAGAGCGCAGATCAAATCTGCTATTGCCCATGTCAATGGTCAGACTGACTACACATACAAGCGACCATCAAGGAAGCAAGATGCGTACGGTCCAATCATTGCACCCGCCATGCATAGTCCTCGCGCACGTATTGCCATCGTGGTGGACACTAGTGGCTCCATGTTGGGGGGAGAGTTAGATGAGGCGATGGCAGAGGTTGGTGGTATTTGCAAGGAGGGAGGTGCAACGTCATCAGACATGTATCTAATCGCCTGTGACAGTGAGGCATCAAGGGCACAAAAGATTATAAGTGCCAAGCATGCTGACCTCACCGGGGGTGGCGGCACCGACATGGGCATAGGCATACTATCAGCAGAAAACATTAAGCCAGCGGTTGACATATGTATCGTACTGACAGATGGGATTGCCCCATATGGAGATCATAAGCCAAAGTTTAAGACCATTATAGGTATAGTTGGAGACTATGACATAGAGACTATGAGCAGTAGCTACCCTATTCCATCATGGGCTAAGCCCATCATTATAAACGAGGAGAGATGAAGATGATTGAGCGAATCGAAGAACCCACTATGAACGCAGTAAAAAAGACAAGCTTCCTTTCACTGGGGTTGAAAGTCCACGGCAATAAGGGGAAGAAGTATAAGCTTAGTCAGTTCACTGATCAAGAAGTTGTGAGCATAAGATTGTCGGTAAATGATGGTGCATATTACTGCGACATCGCCAGTCATTATGGTTGCTCAGATCAAACGATCAGCAAGATTGCGAAGGGAATAACCTATAGCCATGTAGAGCCAGCCAAGTGTGACAATCTCTCGCACCGTGGCAGGGGCAATCGAAACTTGGGCAGAATAGCCAAGGTAACGGAAGCTGAATACTACGAGATACTCGACAAGTTTAAGTCAGGTCAGTCGCTCAGGAAGATTGCTGAGAACTACGACATTACCTATGAAACCGTGAGGAAGTATTGCAAGAGGCTAGTAGGAAAGCCAATGCGATTGGGAGGTGATGGCTATGTGCCCTCATCTTTTAAGGATTCAAAATGATAAGGCAAGATAGAGAGGATGTCTTTGCTGGCATCGCTACCTGCGAGGCCAAGGCCAAGACTAGAAACCTGTTTACACGACCATGCAAGGTGCCCTCGCTACCATTCTGTGATCCAGATGGATGCACTCAGTGCAAGGAATCAGTAAGGAAGCACAAGATGGAAAGTATTTTCAAGTCTCTTGGAGAGTGAAGATGTCTCCGGGCTGGCAATCTAATGCGGCACATAATTTCTTGACGGTCTTAAAGCTGACTGCCTTGTATTTGTTCCTCGCAAGAAAGCCCAATGCCCAAGGAGACATACCAACCTCCAAGGCTAGCTGCCTTCTGGACCTATACCCACGATCCTTTAGCAGAGAGTCAACGTGACAAACTATTATCATTATGCGCTTTGCTGTTGTGGTTAAATGATAGGAACGATGCCCACTGAGAACCGATGGCCGGTTGAAGGTGAGCACCGGGTCTCATTGGGGCATCGTTCTTATCGAAAGGAGAGACCCCATGACAAGTCTCATGTATTAATATAGGGATACTAAAATCTCACTGCAAGTGGAGGAATATATTTGGCATTGACAGAGTGTACCATAGTTCGTATATTAGTAGGAGTAAAGGATACCATCAACCACATCGATAGGAGACCCAAGCAATGGACGATCAAGTAGAGCAATCCCCAATGCATAAAGAGGAGTGGGCGGCACTGCACGATGGACTTAAGGAACCGTTCCCCGCTGACCAGATCCACTGGAGGGTTGGCGCGACCACCAAGGACAAGAAGAAGGGCATGGCTTTAGCATACCTTGATGCGAGAGATGTCATGGATCGCTTGGATGCGGTGGTTGGTCCACAGAACTGGTCCGACACATACTGCGAGGTCAATGGAGTTACTGTATGCACCATCAGCATACGACTTGACTGGGAATATGGTCCGGGTGTTTCCAAGTCTGATGGGGCTGGTGCTACTGATGTTGAGGGAGAGAAGGGAGCACTGTCGGATGCATTCAAGCGTTGCGCTGTTAAGTTTGGCGTAGGCAGGTACCTTTATAGACTGCCATCCAAGTGGGCTGAACTCAATGACAGGGGATACATTATTAATCCACCATCCCTACCCACTTGGGCGCTTCCTGTATCTACTGAGGATAAGGCAGTAAGTGCAACGCCAAAAGCTTCCCAATCTCCAAGTCCTCATTTGCCGAATTGGGACTCCTCCACTGAGGATATGCAAAAGCAGATCGTTGCCATACTCTTGTCTATCCGTAAGCAGTATGGGGATGGAGCGGAGCATAGGATTGAGGGGCTATGTGAATACTGGGACATAGAGCACAAGCCAAAGGGGTTCATAGACTTTAGTGTCCTTAAGGATGAGAATGTTCCCAAAGTGTTGGAGCACATAATCAAACTAGAAAAGGGGTTATCAGATGCTAGTGATTGATCGCAGTAGGGTAGAGTACCTCATGGAATACAGGTCTATACCCAACAAGATAACACTGTCTAAGATGTCTGGCGTTGACCACAGTCACATATGTAGGGTGCTGAATGGGTCAAAGAAATTCGGAGTATCAACTCTCGACAAGGTATGCACCGCACTACGATGCCAGCCGGGAGAGATATTAGTCCACCGTATTAACGAGTAGTATCACACACAACCAAGGAGAGTTACCATGACGCTCACCAAGATCAACCCCAATAAGTATTACTCCAAGCATGTCCCGTCATCTAGTGGGGTTGGAGAATACCTCGTAGCTCGTTGGCCCAGTGAGAATAATGAAGTAGGGGATTGGAAATGCACATGCTCAGATTTCTTTTTCCGGAGCCATGACAATCCCATCCACCACTGCAAGCACATCCGGAGGGAGGTAACCGCATTTACACTGGCCCATCTAGGGCGATAAAAAACAAGTGTTGCGCGTTTAGGGAGACATCACTATATTCCCTAAACAACAATTGACCCTATGTCTGGACTGGCAAGATTCAGATAGCAATAGGGTACACCAGTAAAGCCTCGACCTCCGAACCAAATGTCCAACCATGGACAACGGTTCTCTTGCCCGGAGAGTCGGGGCTTTTCTGTCCCCCTTGGACGGTTTAAAACGGTAGCGAGGGGAGCAGCAGTTCAAGCCGCAACTACGGGGGTGCTTCCTCATGCGGCAACCCGGCCCAAGGCGCTGAGGGTGGAAGCGAGGTCCGATATGAGGATCTTAAAGTAGAGCGCAAGCCCTCCACCATATCTGTGTAGGGTGTGCTGACGCGATGGACTCATCCGAAAAGCGTAATTGGCACAGGGACTAACCACACATCTCAGTTTTCTGGGGTGTGGGGGTTAGTCGCCCTGTGCCTAAAGCTCAGGATCTAAACCGAAAGCGTAATTAAATGAGACACATAGTAGCCAATAGTAAGGAGATGCGAGACATACTACAGGACCAAGGCCTAGATCAATTCCACATCGATGATGTAGTTGGCACCAAGACTAGGCATGGCATGCTGCATGACTTGGCCCGTAAGGACTGCGAGACAATACTCATAGGTCCAACCCCAGAAGAAGACATTGTCTTTGCCAATAAGGAAGTTGTTGAGGGAGAAAAGTATAGGAAGAGTTCCTATAACTGGAGGCATCATCGGGATCTCAAGGTGTCAAAGAGGTTCAAAGATCAACAATCAAAAAGGGGATAACATGACACGGTCTTATAGCAGGAAGGATGATATTACCATAGCAGATGACTACGACAAGTGTGCTGCTGTGGCGCTTAAAGTGGGGACTTGGATGAAAGATTCTGTTACCGTCTTCCAATCTAAGAAGACAGGCAAGTTCTACTTTAGGCTGAGCAAAGATCCTAGAGAAATAATAGAGAGTGATGTGTCGGGGGCTACCACCTACGGCTACCGCAAGAGCCGAATACTACCTAATTCTCTAAACTAATGACTGAGTATATAGATCCCTCTGAATGGGAGGATCTTGATAGGCCAGACTACGAGGAAGATCCATCTCAGATCAGAAGAGAAGAGGTACTCGCCTCTCTACATAAAACTGTCCCAGAACTAGCAAAGGCAGTCAAGGAAGACTCCGGCGATACAACAACTCTATGGGCACTCGCATGCCTTGCTCGACTAGCTGCCTCAGAGCATGCGATGGACCTTGGATATCAGATAGCTCTAGTCTCTGATGTTCTTCGCCAAAGGCTGATGTCTGGTGTGATCGGAGATGCTACTTCGACAAAGGAGTATGCAAACCACATTCACCCACCTTCTTTTTTACGAAAGGTTCAGCTTTATCTTAATGCAGATCAAGCCAAGAAGCTTAAAGCAAAGCTTACAGAGCACCATATGATGTATGACAATAAGAAGGATAGGTATTGGGGGTGGTCTACCCCAACAAGGGTTCAATTTGTTGAGTCAGTCATAAAAGAGTACGATATAAATCAACCGGAGATAGAGTATGAGTGATATTGAAGAAACATTTCAGCTTCTTCCGGGTAGTATATATAGGAAGTGGTGGTGCCAAGAGTGTGGGACAACCATCTATGAGGAGATGTCCGACAAGTCTATGGACATTGATGATCCTTTCATTGTGGGTGGATTCAATAATAGGTGGGAAGCCCATGACGATGACAGCTACCACAAGGTAGTGGCAATATCAATATTCAAGCATCGTAATATACTATATCAAGTACCACAGAAATAGAAGCTTTAGTAGTGAAGGGTCTTGTTGTGAGCGGAAGTGATTTATTTTAAACGGGACAATGATCTTCTGGTCTTAAGGGAACTTACAATGGGCATCACAATATGTTGAAGGGGGGATCGCCCCCTCTTTGCCCCGTAAGAACTAATAGACCCATAGCATATCAGACACTGGGGAGTCTCTGATGCCTCTTGTTGGGAGACTGGAGAGTGACCCTTCACTACCTAGCTTCTTATCACTTGACATAAATACCAACTCTTTGTTATATTCTTTGAGGAGACACAAATGTTTAGTAAAATTCCGGAGTCCGGAGAATGATTAACGTAAAAAAAGAAACCCCCAATAAGTCCAAGGGGGTACGGGGGATGGCATCTATAGACACTGTAGTCATACACTACACCGGGTCGATGAATGCTAAGGGAAGTGTCTCTTGGTTTGAAAATCCAGATGCTAAAGTGTCATCTCACTATGTGGTAGATAGAGATGGTGGGGTGTATGAGTTTGAAAATTGGGGAACAACACTATGGCATGCTGGAAAGTCTGAGTGGAACGGCAAGTCTGGTTTGAATAGAACCTCCATTGGCATTGAGCTTGCAGGTACCTATCACTCTGGATTCACTGACAATCAGTATAAATCTTTAACGGGATTACTGGGAACGATATATAGGGGAATCGGGATCAAGTATGTATTGGGACATGAGCAGATAAGTCCGGGACGAAAGATAGACCCCGGACCATCATTCAATTGGAGCTTGATAAGAGCGCATGCGGAAGACTCCAATGTGCCAGACCTGTCTCGCATTGGACCATACATAATACAACCACCGAATGAGGTAATGCCAGTTGTCGAATCACCCAAGAACACCCCATCGGGTGCCGACAAGGGGGATAGCTCATCATCCATTGGAGCAATAATCTCATGGATATTAAGATCCTTAAGAAAGACTCAGGAATAAAGCTGCAAATATATGTCCACCCAACTTCCGTGGACAAGGCCCGGAACTATGCGGTGCAAGTTGCAGATGATATCCTATCAGTGATACATGAAGACGATAAGATATCTCCCTCTACGTTCTATGTTGTAGACCAGAGGTTTCCACAAGTCACTACTCACAACTTTTAACATATGACAGAAGATAAGACACTACACATTAGGTTGGGGAAAACCTACAATGCCGCGCCAAGTAAAAATGCTCTGTGCGGCATTGTTGTTTCAGAAGAAGCGGGCGGGTGGCCAGATCAGAATGTTGGAGTTGTAACATGTGATTCGGATGGGCCATGGTTCTTCAATAAACTTCTTAGTAATGCCGCTCAACCAAGTAAGTATACTAGAGATCTTTATAATGTGTGTGAAGATTGCTTAAGACAGGGCGAGATAACTATACCATTGCTTGCATTGAAAGGTGGGGAGCATGAGTGATTCTTCGACATTAGCATCAGAGACAAAGACAGGGGAGAAGTATATACTGTCACAGTCTCATACGATCATACGAGTGTGTGCATCTTTAGGGTGTGAGATGGCGGGGTTTGGAGACAAGACATCACACGCAGATTACATCCTAATAAAAGATGGAGTGTGCGGTGCAGTTGTAGAAGTAAAAAGCAGAGAAAAAAACATGGACATGCTTAGGGCACATAAGAATCCAGCTGGATATTTGATATCCAATGACAAGCTCGTATATGGAGAGGACATAGCAAGGAGGCTTGGTGCCCCGTTCTATATATTTGCTCGTCTACTTTGGGATGACATCATAATATACTTTAAAGTGTTTGACTCTCATGGTAACCCAATGTTCGACTACCCTGTACATGTAACCGAAACACAGGAGACCTGCGAAAATAAAAGAAAGGTCAATAGGGAAAACGCATACCTTCCTCTTGAGCATATGCACATATTAAAAGAAGAAGAAGGTGGTATTAAAACAATTCTAAAGGAGGATGACCATGACTAAGGATGAGTTGCTGTCTAATAAAAAAGAGTGGGTTGAGTTTAGAGAGAACTTGAGTAGCCCCGTGTATTTCGTAGAGATGGGATGGTCTGACCAAGACTGGCTATGCTACCAGAAAGTGTCGATAGTTGACAGGGATGACAATGAAGCCGTAGCTTACTTTGATACAGGAACACCAGTAGATTCAGATGAGGAAGTAACTTTTAATTCTTTTAGGTCTATGTGTACGGCGAGGTTCAAGAGGGAGCACGGCAAAAACCTACACAATAAAGTCATGCTCAGACCTGAAATTTATATGCAGCTAGAGCGAAGGCTATGCCTAGATCCATATCAAAAAGAAAGCGTAGAGGAAAGTACAACGCCCAACGACAAGAGTTAGATGGGATAGTATTTGACTCAAAGGCTGAGGCTCAGAGGTATAAAGCTTTAATACCGCTGTCTAAGTCTGGGGCGATAGAAGATCTTCAATGCCACCCCAAGTATAAGCTACATGTAAATGGAATAAAGATAGGAACGTATTCTCCAGACTTCACCTACACACTAAACGGGGAACTGATAGTAGAGGATGTTAAAGGTAGGGCTACTTTAACTCCTCTCTATCGGTGGAAGAAGAAGCACATGAAAGCTGAGCATGATATAGATGTAATTGAGATGTATTACAATTACAAAAAAGATTCATTCTTTTCTAAATAGCACTCATGTAAATAGCTCAGTGTGCCACACGTTAACCCCGATAGGCCTCTCTGTTTTGTCGTACATCCACTGGTATGACACATCCTGTTCCAATGCTATGTTGTTCTGATCAAGCCAAACATCTAATACAGACTGAATAGCTTCAGCCGATAGAAACATTATCGGTCCTCTGTGAAAGTTCACTTCCGAATCCGAATTATCCATGCTTGGCTAATCTTCCTTTCTTGGCCTACCTCGCTTGACTCTCTTGACCGGCTCATCTTGCTCTTCAAGGTCGCGTATCTTGCGCTTGACCCTACGAAGAACCTCTCTCTTCTGGAACCGCTTACTACGGGCAACCTTCTGTTCGTCTACGGGCATTATCCGTAGTCCAGTAATCTCACCAGATAGCTGAGCACCAGCCTCGCCCCTACTTGCAGCTTGAGCGAGGCGCTGAATCTTACCAAGTGTTGGGAATATATTACCTAAGTTAACCTCAGTCTTCTTGTCTATAAAGCTTGGCATTAAGGCACTCGGTTCTCCGGGGTACCGCTCAATAGGCCTATCGGTAAACATCGACTGAGCATGCTTCGGCCACCACTCTGTCATCCACTTTGCGAATGGAGTCATACCAGCAACAAATGGATCGACCCGGATGTCCTGTAATGACTGGAATGGTAGGTCTGGGTTTACAAATGCTGGCTGTTCATTATACATCAAGGGCAACCGGAGCATGTGTTGTTGTTGAAAGTAGTCCGGCCCCTCTATATCGCCCCACTCATGGCTAAACTGCTCAATCATCTCCATCATCTTTGGAGCTAGTTGATATCTTGCAGGGTCTTCAAATACAGCCTGTATCTGAAGTGGGATGTTCTTCCTCGACCAAGTGTAAAAAGGAATAATGTTACGCATGACCTTCTTTTCAAACTCAGTAAGCTCATCGTAATCAAATAAGTATTTACGAACAGAGGAATCAGAAGCTTCTACGGTGTTGCCATCTAACATCTTCTGAAGCCAATGGGCCATGCGGGAATTGTTTTCCATATGCCTACCCATGGCCATGTTCTTCTGTACCTGCCATGAGTCTATCCCAAACCTCTTCCGCCCAAACCTCTTCATGCTTTCGACCGTCTTCTCGTAGGTGCTCTTTTCTCCAATAGTTTCTACCGCATATTCAGCGTACTCTTGCGGTCTAATCCTATCAAACATAGAGTCAAATACACTCTTGATATTATCATCTATTTGCTCTGGCGGGACAGTGTTATATACATCTTCAAACTTGGACTTCATATCATGGAAGACTTCCCTCAGTCCGGGGGTAGGCGTCTTGCCCTCCATAAGGAAAGACTCCCATGCCCTAGCAAACTTTTCTTCTGCTTCAACTCCCATGTCAGGAAGACTACTGTCTGCACCAATAAACTTATCTAGAGCTTTCTTCTGGTCAGTGGGTATATCACCTGTTAGCCTAAACAAGTGCCCCATCTCATGCGCTAGAGTAGTTGCATTCTGATTGTCTCTATGCAGTCCTATGATGTAGTTGGTGTAGTCTCCCACATTAAAGTCTGGATCTTTCCATATAGCACCACGCAACTTATTGCCCCAAGTAGAATCTTCACCTCCCGACATCTGGTAAAGACCACCCTTCGTATCGCCTTTAATACCAAGACGCTTACCCATTACTTCCCTATCAAACCCACCCTTCTTAGGATTGCTGGCCATTATAACTGGACCACTTGCCGGGGTGCCGCTTATGATCTCAACCTGCTCATACCTCTCACTGAGGTTATTAACAAGTTTATCCACATCCGCTTCGCGCAATTCCTTAGGAGCTTTTGCCCCATCTACAGCTTGCCACGCACCCTTGCGCGGACTAATTGGTAGGTTCAGTATAAGCCTACCACCACTCTTAGTAGCTATCTGTAGCTGGTCAAGGGTGATGTCCAACATCTCATCACTGCCTTGGGTGTTGATCATATTCGATGCCATAACCGTATCATACTGACGGGTAAGGGCATCTGGATCATGGACTCCTTCTTTGACATTATCTCCAAAGTCGTGGGAAGTCACATTATACCCAGACTTGCGGAGGCTACCAGACTGTAAGGCGCTTTTCCCCGCGCCAAAATCTAAAACAGCACCCGCATTATCGGGGTCAATAGTTTCCATCAATGCTTTAGAAGTCGCAGTCGTTTCGTGTAGCTTTCTACTTGTTCCCGTGGCCACCGTTTGGAGGGAGGGATCCTCATTGAATAGATCTCCCATTCTCTTGCCTAGTATATCTTGCGCTTCTTGCACGGTTGAAGGCTGTGCTTGATACAAGGCACCCTCTGGTGCCTCAAATCCCTCATCGCTAAACTTCTTAGCAAGTATCCTAAGGATGTCTTTCCTACTGGCACCCTCATCACTAAGCTTTAACACCTCATCATAATCGAATGAAGTAATTAGTGACTCACTGTCTGCCATGCCCATGGCACGAGCCATGTCAAGCTCAGGCTTAGAGTGAGCACTTGCCGACTCCCATGACCCTATGCGAGAAAGGATTCTTCCCTCGCCGTCATATGCTTGAGTGTCGGCATGGGGCCAGTTTTCACCCAGCCTGCCCTTGGGGGTCTTATCCATCTTATGGATGATCGTGCCATCAGCAAGAGCCTCTCTGGCGAAATCATCGGATAACTTAGCGTCATACCACAAAGCCGCCATAGCCTCATCTGGAGATATGTCTAGGGTCTTTGCAATCTGAGCCACCACATTCTGGGCGTATCGATATTGAGCATGATTGGCGCGAGGATTGAAAATGTGCTTGCCGTTCTTGTGGAATCCAAACTGCTTAGCCATCTGAACATCATTGACGACACCCGGAAAGAAGTCTGACTTTTGCCTGTGTAATATGGTCATTGCAAAGTTTGTAGTCTTAAGACCACCACCCATTACTTCCTTGCTATAGAAATCCCAAAGCTGTTGAGCTTGGTCCTTTCTAATTTCTTCCACGGTGTTCTTGCCAGACAAGTATATCTTCTGTGTTTGATCTCTCATCTCACCAGTGTTGGCGGTAGTCGTTCTAACCCTGTCCTCATTGATAGACTTTAGAAAGTTTTCTTTGTTGAAGGTCTGACCAGAGGACTTAAGTTCCCTAACCTTACGCATCACATAGATGCTTTCAGCTAAGTCTTGCTCGACCATACGCTGAGGACTCATGATGGCGAACACGCCAGCGAACTCAGGCATATTCTGCTCACCTACTGTGTCCGCTACGCCATCACCAAACTCCTTATACCACTTATGCATCTTGAATGCGCCATCATTCCCCATGTCCAATTCTAGTATGCGTTGGATTTTGTCCATAAGGACAGATGGGTCAACCATGTCAGCATCGTCATCGTAGATAGAGCGCCATAGGTTCTTGCCGCCCGGAGTCCGATTCAGCTTACTAAGCTCCTTCTTGAGCGTTGCAGCAGATGCACCATCCACGCCATGTGAAGTGAACACCCCCTGCATAGCTTCTTCAAGCTTGCCATATAGCTGGTATGCTGGCTCACCAAACTCTTCATCTGATATCCTAAATAACTCTTGCCCCCAGTATGCGTCAGGCTGACGCTCTGTAAGGTCTTTGACATTAAACTTATACCACCACTCTTCTGGATCTTTACCATTTTTGAGTGCCCAGTTATGGGCCATCGCATTCCCAATTTGAGCATTATGGGTAGCCACCTCTGGGTCAGAACCTGCGGCTATAGCATCTTGCCGCATCTTGTCTGCACCCTTGGTAAAGTTGTATTTATTTATGATGACCCTTTGAACATTCTCAATGCGGTCTAAGTTCTTCATCATGTCGCGCTCTAGTTCTATTGGTATGTCTTGAGCGAACATTCCCTGCGTTGTAGTGCCAGACTTATTCCCATGCTCTTGAGCCTCACGGATAGTCCATGACTTACCATTAGACTCAAATATCACATCATCCACACCCTTCCTTCCTACAACAGCCTCAACCGCATGGCGAACACCTACAGGTAGGTTGTTGGTACCACCCGCCTGTATCGCCATAGCCTCCATGTATCTCTTTGGGTTCGTAACTCCACCAATGAAGTTTTGAAAGAGGTTTGAATAGAGGTTCCGCATATGATACCCCGGAGACATAAGGGCATACATCTTCCACACACCTTGCACTTGCGAGAACTTATTAACAAACTCCTTCACGAATCCATCATCTGAAAAGATCTTTTGCGTCTGCATTAAGTCATCAGCAAAAGCTTCTGGTATCCAGTAGGCCTTTTCTTTAAAGTCTCCCTCTTGACCATAGCGACCAATCAACTCGGCTACCTCAGCGGAAGTTGTCTCTTTCCCCTTAAGGCTAACGTCTAGCTTCTTTAGCTCATTGGGGTCAAATAATACATACCCCGCTTGCCGCCATGCAGATACATACTCAGGATCTTGTAGTTTTAAAATGTCATCTGAGGTCTTAAGGATCGACTTACCCTCTGCTCCATTGGGCGTTAACACCCGCACCAACTCTTCATCAGCAAAGAAAGAGTTCAGTAGGTTCCTCGTAGTCACAGCTTTCTGGCTTTGTATGGTCCTCCGCATAGTGGACCTACCTATGTCCATCTCAGCAGGTATGCCAGCCTGTATCCTGTCAACAAAGTACCTGTGTGCGCGAGGTCTAGCGAAGCCCGGAGTGCCAGCTAGGACATCACTGACTTGCTCTTCTGGTATGCCAAGCTCTTTACTGAAATAGCTACGCAAATTGTCGTTGTCTGCTAGCACCTGATTGGACCAGCTTGCGGATGCCTCGTCTATTGGATTAGAAATAGGAGCATAGTCTCCAAGCATAGTATGCTTAGAAAGGAGACTCACCTTCATCTCTTCATCTGCAAGGTCTTTGAAGTGCTTCCTAAACTGTGACGCATGCTCCATCACCTTGTCTAGTGCTTCTTCGCTGAGTGGGTTCTGAGTCCTACTGGCAAATGCGGAGATGTGAGACCTAAGCACATCATCCCCTTGGTCCATAAAGAACTGGAATAGAATCCTGTGCTCTGGCTCCAGACCCTCTAACAGTTTATGGACTTGCTCTTGCGCTTTTACCGTACCCTCAGTCAGGGCTATGTTGCGCTCCCTGCTCAACTGGTTCCATCGGTCAGTTAGTATCTTAAGCTGACCTTGCTCTGCGGCACTCTTGCCTTCTCCGATCTGCTTGGTTGCATGGCGTAGGTCAAATCCCGGAGTAAACGCTTGCCCAAACTTCTTAGCTCCCGGAACACCCTTACTGGCTAATCCAGATATAATATCGGCAGTGCCACCCGCCTTACGCGCTGCTCCAATAGCTTCAGCGCCCAGTGCAAGTGACGGGTTCGCAACTGCTTGAGCTATCCTACGCCCCTTACTGATAGAGGTAGTAGCTTGCATTCCACCCTTTGCCGCAACCTTAGCAGCGGTGCCAGTGCCAAGAGTTAGCCATGTGACTGGATCAAGTGCTATGTCGAGCATGAATCCAGCTATAGGCACAGCAACCTTCTCTAAGGTAGACTCATCTTCGCCTTCCTTCTTAAAGGCATCACGCAACACATCACTATAACTTGGGCGTCTGGCATCTTCAAGCTCTATTCCCGGCATGGCATTCAACCACTCTATGCCAGCCTGTTTCATTGCTGAGCCAAAGTCTCCAGTGTTTGCAAGCTCTTGGGCAAACCCGGCTGTAGTAAACTGACCCGCCTGTAGGATATCAAAGAACCCACCAAGAAAATCAGTCTTATCTTCGCCGCGCTCCTTGGCTAGCTCCTCATCAAACATCTCCCGCCCTTCAGCACCAAGACCTCTCATGCCACTACGAACCTCAGTAGCAGCAGCGCGAGAAGCAGTCTGCTGTCTACGGTCTAGTTGCTCTGTAGCAAACTGAGGCGAGCTTAGATCTTGTGCCGTGGGAACCCTAACGTCCGGAAGCCAGTTAAACTTATCTTCTTCTTCTTGGAACGTAGCACTGCCGGGGTCAAGCGTCCCGCCAAAGATCGGGGCATCTCCACCAATATTCATCTTAGCCATTCTACAACCCTGCTTGTGTGGAGTCTACTGGTTGGTATGCTGCTCCACCTTTTCGCCCCGGATTTTTAGTGGTAGCAAACTTATCAACCGCCCAGTTGGATATCTCTTCTATTGGCACCACGCCCCTTAAGCCATACCTACCTTTTCCCAATTTTAGACTGTCTGATTCTGGAAATAACTCTGCACCTTCTTCTTCTTTGACAGCTTCCGGTGTAGTGGGTTCATCCTTTGGAGGCTGCATCATTTCTAAAACCTTTTTTTCTATCATCGCTCTAACGGGCGGAGTTAACTTAACTCTTCCACGCTCCCGCATAATCCGTATAGTCCCCGCAACAACCTCCCGTGCGACAGCGGCACCCCCACGAGCGTCCGTATTATTCGCCCATGCACTTTCGATGGCAGACTCTACATCTCCATCTAACTCAATCGTCTTAAAGACTTTAACATGCCCACGAACCTCTTCCATTAATTGTTCTTCAGTTTTAGGCACTCTCTCTTCGTTATACTTTTGAGCTTCAGCGCGAGCCGCAAACTCTTGCTCCGTAACCATAAGCAGAAGAGACTCTCTACGACTTCTATCACCAAGTACACCTTCACTTCTCGCCTGAGCCGCAATAGCATTGCCGCCAGTCCCCGGCTCGGCTTGAAGTGCATGCTTAATCCTCTGGCCTTTAGTGAAGTTCTCGGGATTGTCGAGCATAAGCTGACTCATCCTAGCATCGTTAGCCCTTTTAAAGTATGTAGTCGTTTCCTTAACGAACTCTGGCCCCAGCCTACCAGCAATCCTACTAGCAACCTCTGTATCGCCACTATTTTTAGCGTCAGTCAATGCCGCCCTTGCCATCTCTCTTCCCTTAGCGGATGTAATAGGACCAGTGCCAGTATATAGCTCCTCCCGTGCGCTTTTGATAGCGTCTCTTTGTTCCCCCTCAGCCCTACCTTGGTCTAACTGCTGTTGTTGCAATTCCGCCGCCCGGCTATCCGTCCCTTGGAGTCTAACAGCATTGCCCTTGGCAAATTCATACGTTGTGCCAAGTGACTTCTGTTGTTCTGGAGTCAGGGTACCCCAAATCTTTTCTACTGCCTCAGGAGTCCTAGCAGTTTGAAACTCATTCCTAATATTATTATCGCTTCGTATAAGATCTTCGCGTTCGTTACTCGCTATGCGAAGACTCTCTTGATACTCCCTGTCTTCGTCACGGACTCCTTTCTGGTATTCTCTTTGCTCACCAAGTAGCCGCTCTTGCCGCTCCTCTTTACGCTTAGTATCTCTGCGCTCCCCGATCCGCTGGAAAGCCATTTGAATGCCGGGTGTAGCGGTCTGTGCGAAACCCTGTGCAAATGCTCGTAAGCTCATTTTTATTGCCTTTAAATATTACCTATTAACCATCAAGTTAAAATGCCCCAGTGTTCCGCAATCTAGCACCGCCGCCACCACCACCCTTGTCTCCGCCAAACAAGCCATCAAATAAGCTTCCTCCAATCGCCGCCGCAGCACCTCCAAGTCCGGGTGCTCCCGCTCCTATGAAAGCAGTAAGCCCAGCACCAGCAATACCACCAAGGCTTTGAGATAAGCTTGGCTCCTTCTGGGCAATTGCAAAGCTTGATCCTCCATGAATCAACGACAACACTTCTTGGCGAAGGTGTGGATCCATTGTAACAATCCAGTCTTTAGGAGGAATCTTTATGTTTTCCCCATCCCTTATACTCTGAACATATTTATCAATATCTTTTTCTTCAAACTCATAGTTGTTTCTTAAAGTATTTTTAATTGACTCATCGGTGATTTTATCTTGGTTTATCCCAGTATATCCAAAGCTACCTATATCCTGATTGAATGCGTCAATGAACTGCCTAAAGGTATTTCCCTTGTCGTGAAAGGCCATGGAAATTGCGTTGGGTATCCCTTGGTTCTGAAGCTGTACAAGTCGATTAGATGTCATGTTATCCATTTTAGAAATGGCTTCTAATTTTTGCCTTGCCCCATCGGGATCTCTTAAAAACATATTTCTCAATCCAGCCTCAAGCATTGCTTTTTGTCCAGCATCCCCCTCGGAGGCCCAAGTGGTAATTAGCCCATCGACGCCTTGTTGAAGTTTGACCTGTAATTCTGGATCATAATCACCCAAGTCAGGGAGTGCGGCTTGATCAAGTATTGTCCCATAGTTAATATTCTGCCCCACGTTATTCATTATCCCATCCCAATACTTAGTCTCTCTATCATCCATCGTCTTTCTTGCGGCTTTAGTTGCTTCCCATTGCTCACCACTTAGTCCAGTATTTATAGCTGCCTGTCGAGCAGCTTGCCCAAAGCGTTCTTCAAAAAGGTTATTAGCCTTCATAAAGTCGCTTTCACTTAATTCGCTTCTGTATGTCGCACTCCTAGAAGCTTCAAGTGGCGTAAGCCCATTAGCTAATCCTCTCTCGTACTTAGACCTAGCCAGTGCCCAATCGTCTTGTGATATGTCAAAGATGCTAGCCACATCTTGAGTAGCTAGTGCCCACTGACGATCAGCCGCCTCTGTTGCTTCAGCAATCTGCCCCTTCTTCAATCCAAATTCTTTTTCCATCTGATCAACTTGAACAGCCCTGTCCATGTTCTGCTGCATCACCTTGGCTGAAATAGATTTTGCTTCCAAGGTAGGAGCACCTTCAACCATTATCTGATTACCCGATAAAACTGACCGGATCTGATCATCAGTGGGCGAAGTTCCCGATATGTCAGATATGGCATTCTTGGCCATCTCCCACTCTTCAGTTGACTGCCATGACATTGGATTCAT